TATGCCTCACTCCCGATCTCCCGAAACGACAGGGGCGCGGCCGGGAGAGTGCCACGCCCCTGTCTACTACGACCTAGAACAAGTCGTCATCGCTTACAGCCGGAGCTGGTTCAGCGGCGACAGGCTCAGGCGCAGATGCTGTTTTGTTAAACATTTCCGGCTTGTCTGTCCACCCACTGATAGACCATTGCGGCACCTTAAAGCGCAACTCACCCTGCGGAGTATTGATCTTCACGGTTTCTGTGCCGGAAATTTCCACCACTGGGATCTTGCCGGGGTTGTTGCCTTTCTCAGCTTCATACTGATTATGCAACGTGTCCATCGCCCGGATCACAGTCTTTGCGCTATGCGAGAACTCACGCAATCCCAGATCCTTTGATCCAATGCGTACCCGAAAGGCGTTTTTGAAATCGCCCTCTGGCTTCGGCGGCATAGCTTCGCCCAGCTTCACCATACGAAAGTCTGGTGCGCCGGAAGCAAATGATAGCCACCCAACTTCCATTCCAGCCATATCCATAGCGAATTTCGTGGGCAGGGGCATCTCCCTTTCCTCTTTCTGCCATTCGCCACTGGCTGACTGAACACGATCTTGAACGATCATGTCCCCAGCTTTTGCGTCCCATTTAACGATTGGAACGATGTCGCCACCACTGGTGGTTTCTGTTTGTAATCCTAACGCCATAACTATAACTCCTACTGTAACGCTAGTTTCAATAAAGGCTCAATGTCTTGAACCCACTCACCGGGTAGTAAGCAAACAAGTCAGCCGCTTCATTGCGGTCACGCCGTTTACTCATCCCGATCTGTTTGTCAGCTTCAAAATCTATGAAGCCAACCATATCTGTCCACTGCACCACCAGCCAACACTTTAGCCCTGTCGCCTTGGTTATGTTGGCGGCGGCTATCACCTTGTGCAGATTGACCAAGGCGGTATCGTATTCGGTGCTTGCCACCGTCCGACACTTAAATTCAAAGAAACACTTGGCATCCTTACCCTTAAACGCGAGACAATCGAGGCTGTACTTGATGGGCAACGCCACCATATTGTAGCCATACGCATCGCCCAAGGATGTCCTCAGTTTATCTTCTGCCGTTTTGTTTTCTTCGGTTTCATAAAGCATTACATCAGCTCCCGGCAGATCATGCAAAACGTGTCAAAATCAACCTCACACGCATAGCGCCAATCGTAGGGATTGCCGCCCCCGGCGTATACGTTAAACTCTGGCATATCTATGACCGCCTGTAACGGTATCCGGCAACGTACTGGCTGGCGGTTGTAGCGATACAACAGCGCTGGGTAGTTGCCTGCCAACTGCGCCGCAGTGATGGCCTGATCCCACCATTCGGGTCGTGCCTGAACGCCTTCCTTGTAATGCTTCAGCTCTAGCGTAAAGGGAAACGAACCGCTGACCGGGCGCAGATCACCCAGCCCAGCCTGCCTAGTCTGATCTAGTATTCTTTCAAACTTAATGCCCAAGGCTTCGTATAGATCTGCCGCCACCTTTAATTCGTTGCGACTGCCTTTGGCTCTGGAATTAACCATATGTATCTCCCGATTGGTCTGAAAATAATTATATAGAAATACATAGGGTTGCAAGCACCCCATCATTTTTTTTCGTTTTTTGGCTATATTTTACTTGAACATTATGTATTTTGGCTGTATTTAAGTAAGTGAAAGGGAGATTTGATATGACAAATATAAAGCTGATAGACAAACTGGGAAGTTTTGCAACGGATAGATATTTTGAGGATGAAGCGGCGTACGATGTTTCAGCATTTATTGACAACTTATACGAAACTAACGCAGAAGACCCAAACAACGATGGAGAAGACTTTACTTCTGACTATCATTGTAAGGGTGTAGTAGACTACGTTTTGGACGTTGGGCGTTGCAGTGAAGAGTTTATTAAAGAACTTGAAGCTATTATCGATGAACATCAGGCGGTAGCATAATGACCACCTACATCGCTTATTTTCGTCAATCAACTCAACGCCAAGGTCTATCCGGCCTTGGCTTAGATGCCCAGCGTGTAGCTGTCGCGCCCTTCGCTGACAACATCATTGCGGAATACGTTGAGACTGAGAGCGGTAAAAAGAATGACCGCCCATTACTTGCTGAGGCATTAGCCCACGCCAAGCGCGAAGGCGCCACCTTATTAATCGCCAAGCTGGATCGTCTGGCTCGTAACGTGGCATTCATTGCCAACTTGCTTGAAGCTAATGTGCCAATCACTTGCGCCGATATGCCGGAAGCAGATCGCACAATGTTGCAGATGATGTCAGTCTTTGCTGAGTTCGAGGGGCGCCGCATCAGTGAGCGCACCAAGGACGCCCTAGCCGCCGCTAAACGCCGTGGCACCAAGTTGGGCAGTCCTAACCCACACGCAGGCGGTAAAGCCGCTGGTGAAGCTCGCAGGGGCAAGACAGCCACTGTTGCTGTCGAGGCTATGCCCATCATCAAGACATTACGTCAGTCAAACGTGTCGTTTGCTAAAATTGCCGATACTCTGAATGATGCAAGAATACCGTCTGCTATGGGCGGTGTGTGGCACAGCACCTCTGTGCGTAACCTAGTCAACCGGGAGCTAGTATAATGTATGCTCAAACAACTATCTGGCAAATCGAAGAACCGAGTATGTTTTTCGCCACCAAAGCTGAGGCTTATCGTTGGTGGAAAAAAAATTCGCCATTGCCGTGGCGCGAGGTGACGCTAAAACGTCACATATTCTTTAACAAAAGGGAGATTGTCCAATGGCTAAATTCATAGCTTATCTTGCTGGCGCCGTCTTTGTGATGGGCTGGCTCAATATCACTGGTAACCCACAGCTCACTTGGTGGGGCGCAATAGCTTATTTTGGGGGAATGTAATGGAAATCATCACACGCCAACAGGCGAAAGAGCAAGGCCTTGCTAGATACTTTACTGGCAAACCTTGTAAGCACGGTCATATCGCGGAGCGATGCACAAAAAGAAAGGTTTGCAAAAGCTGTGATAGGGAGCTAACCAAAAAAAGTAGACAAAAATATAAAAAAATTGGTGACAAATATTGCGGCGCGCCTTGCCAGTATGGACACACGTTGCGATATTCCTGTTCCTCAACTTGTGTTGAGTGTTCTAAACTGAAAAGAATGCAAAACAAAGCAGAACGAAGTATCTATAAGAAAAAATATTACAAAGCTAATAAAGAAAAAATAATAGACTATCAAAGGGCTTATGAAAAAGCGAATGGCATAAAGCGCAGAGGCAAAAATATAAAGCCTTTATGCTTATCTTTGCGACCAGCAATTATGTCTATCTATCAAAAGTCTAGGGTAATGAACCAACAAGCTGGTCGCATAGCTTACCACGTTGATCACATCGTTCCACTGCAAGGCGAGAATGTGTGTGGCTTGCACGTTCCTTGGAATTTGCAGATAATCACTGCCGAAGAAAACCTAACCAAATCTAACAAATGGGAGACTGTAAAATGGTCGGTAAACTAACACCAGATAATATGATATCAGCATCACGCATACCTGTGTTGCTGGGGCTGTCGCCTTACGCAACGCAGAATGAGTTGCTATCTGAAATGATCCAGCGTGATCACAATAAGTTCGAGCCTACGTTTCACGGTAATGAGATCACTGAATGGGGTGACCGCCTTGAGAATGTCATCCTTAACGAGGCCGCCAAACGTCTAGGCTTACGCAATCATGAAACCCATATCACCAAGCCGGAGTTCCACCCTGATCTGCCGCTGGCCGCCAGCCTTGATGGGCTGGGCGTTGCCAGCGGCACAATCAAGACAAACGCCGCTAATGGTATATATTGCATGACCAGCGATGAGATAGACATCAGCACCATAGGCGTCCTTGAGGCTAAGGTCACCAGCGCAATGCCCGAAGAGATGCCAGCCGCACACCGTGGGCTGTGGCAACTACAGGCGCAGATGATGTGTGGCGGTTACAAGTGGGGTGCTGTCTGTGTCCTATACCGGGGCATCGAGATGCGTGTCTTCGTTTATGAAGCTGATGCGGTCATGCAAAAGCGCATTACTGATGCGGTGATTAACTTTGAGAAACGCCGCAAGACAGGCGATATGTACCCGGTGCTATCATCAGACGATGGCAACCACGCCTATCCAGAGGCAGAGCCTGACGCAGAACCGTTGGATCTAAACGATCAGCCGGATGCGCTCACAGCGTTTGAGGATCTCATCGCCGCCAAGGAAGCTAAGAAACAAGCTGAGGCTGACATAGATCAGGCTGAGGCCACGATCAAAGAGTTGATGGGTAATCACGATGAGGCGCGAGTAAACATCGGCCTGTCGCATTACCAAATCAAATGGCCTATGCGGCGCACCAAAGCGCAACCCGAAAAGGTTGTGCCTGCCAAGCCGGAAACATTTGTTAGGCAGAAGACATTAACAGTGAAAGAGCTGTAAGATTACTTGGTATCAGTGGCTTGCTTCTTATCATAGGAACGCATTCCAGCGATGCCAAGCATTCCAAACAATAGCGGCATCATCACGCTCATATCTGCTTGCGGTATGGTGATGCCGAAGCCTGCCGCGATTGGGCTGATCATGTAGTTTATGCCCAAAGACAAGCCGCAGATCCACCCGATCAATGGGCGCCAGCTCGACTGAAACCAATTACCCTTGGCATCTTGCTTGGCGATTTCCAACTGCGCCAAGATCTGCTCTTGCGTATGACGCTGTGACATTGTGGCGAGATCGTGAGCGAGCTGTGCCTTCTGATCCTTGTCTTCAATAAACTTATCCAATAGCCCGGTGATAGGGCCGACTAATAAATCAATCATTTCTTTGCCTCATTTCCCATCCAAATACCAAACGCACCTGTCATAGCGCCCATTACAACGCTGACAAATGCTGACTGTGCGGCTGTTGGGTCTTCCAATTTCATAAACCACTCGGCACAACGCCAGCTCATCAGCGTCATAATCGCCATCATCAGACGCGGCAGTATCTTCCATTCCAATATGTCTTTGGCTGACATCAGTAGCTCCAGACATTCGGACGCGGCCCACCAGTGAACGTATCCAAATGTAAGAACCGACCGCCGCCAGATTGGCTGACGCCGATCCCGGTGAAACCGTGCTTCATTGCCAGCGCCATAATCCGATACGCCTGCTGACCATCACACGCTATGTCCACAGCAATGCCGCGTGTATGCGTCCCCGGACGCCCCTTGCTGGCTTCAACAGGGTGGCTGGTGTCTCTATACCCAGAAGTCACTGTCATCGCCTCAGCAAGCTCTGAGCGCAATGCCTGTAGCTTATCCATAAAGCCAGTGTCCATCGCACACTTACCAGTATGACTACACTTAAATTCATCCTCACTAAAATTAGGATACCTTGACCAATCCATTTCGCGCCTCGATGATTTCAATCGCATAATTAAAGCTGTCGATTTCGTTTTCCAGATCTTCAAACCACCGCCGGGTGCATCGCTTGGTAAATTGTTGCACCTGTTCTGTGGCTAGATATTTGACCCGGCGCTGATCAACAGCAACCAGCGCAATCATATCGAATAGCTGGGTCGAAGGCAATTTCTTTGACTTAGATCCAGAGCCTAGTTGGAATTGATAGCCGCCCTTATTATATTCATATGGGCTGGCAGACTTAACTTGAACCCGAACATATGTGTTATTGTTCCAAGCCAGCAGATCCACACTGTCTTGCTGTGCCATACCAACACGCCACCCCATCGACAGGATCGAAGCCGCCGCGATGTGTTCACCGATCAAGCCAGTAGTTGTGGCTGTTATCATTTAGCCCCTAAGCACATAAACCGCCGTTCCAACAATACCAATAAATATTATTGTAGCGAGAAAGCCAACAACAATCTCAGCCATAAATTCTTTGCGGCG